AGGCGCCGGGTGTGCGGCCTACTAGATACCAGCATTAGCGCCGAGGGGTTTTTCGACCCTGCTAAAGATGCTGGCCTTTTTGATTTTATTGCGTCTGGCGAAAAGATTATAGCAGTTTCCCCAGCAGCTGGCATTGCCGGGGATCTGGTTTACTTCGCCAAATGCCAGACGGCAGAATACACACCGATGGAGGGTGCAATCGGAGAATTAGCCGCCTTTCGCCTATCTGGCCAAGGTAGCGGTCCTCTGATCAGGGGTAAGATGCTAGAACGGGGCGCAAAGACCGCCTCGGCTCCGGGTACGGCTGCTGAGATTGGAGCAGTAGCAGAAGGCCAGAAGGTATATGCCTGCCTGCAGGTGCTGGCGGTAGGGGGTACCTACCCGACCCTAGACCTGGTCATCCAGTCGGGCGATGACCAGGCTATGAGCGGCCCTACCGACCAAATCACATTCGACCAGATGACCACGGTCGGCGCCCAGTGGCAGGAACTAGACGTGTCGACTACTGACACCTGGTGGAGGGTCAACTACGCGCTGGGTGGAATCGATCCGAGCTTCGTAATTGCTGTTGTAATCGGGATTAAGTAGAGGGAGGTTAAGAAATGGCTGAAATAGTATTAAAAAATGCCTATGTGAAAATAAACAATGTTGATCTAAGTGATCATGTGACCCAGGTAACCATCAAGTATGCCGCCGAAATACACGATAAGACGGCCATGAGCGCAACTGCCAGAAGCCGTATTGCTGGTTTAAAAGACTGGAGTGCAGACATAGAGTTTAATCAGGACTTTGCAGCCGGAGAAGTAGACGCTACACTGTGGTCTTTGGTCGGTGCTGCTTCTTTTGCCGTAGAAATTAGGCCCGATGCCGGGTCAGCGTCAGCAACTAATCCGAAATACACCGGGAACGCCGTACTACCTGAATACAGTCCGATTGACGGCCAAGTGGGGGCCTTGCTAAAAACTAAAGTTACTCTGCAGGGTGACGGCGATCTAACCCGGGGAACTTCCTAGAAAGGATGATTAGATGAACCTTCGAGATAAGATACTACAGTGCAATGACATAGCTACAGAACAAGTGTACGTGCCGCAATGGGACGTTACATTGGAGGTGCGGGGCTTGACCGGCAGGCAGAGGGGCATACTGTTGCAAGAGACCATAGACCCCAGAGGCCAGATGGATATGCAGAAGCTACACCCGAAGCTGGTTATTATGTCTACCTACGACCCGGAAACGGGGGAAAGAGTATTCCAGGACGGGGACTTCGACGCCATATCCGAGAAGTCTGGCGGTGCCCTTGAAATCATAGCCAAGGTAGCCACCCGCCTGTCAGGGCTTAATTCGGGGCAAGCAGAAAAAAACTCCGGGAACACCCAGAGCGGCGGTTCTACTTCGAACTAGCTTCGCATCTGGGTATGACAGTAGCAGAGTTACTTGATCGCATCTCCTCGGCAGAGTTAGCTGAGTGGGGTGCGTTTTTTCGATTGAAAGCGGCAGAAGCTGAAGCTAGGAGGTGAGACTGTGGAAATAGCACAGATGTGGGTCAGAGTGGTGGCAGACACCAAAGACTTTTACAGCTCGATGAACAATATAGAGCAACGTATGAAAGCGGCAGAAGATTCAAGTAAAAAGCTGCTGGCAGGGGTAGCAGCGGCCGGAGCTGGCTTGCTGGCTTTCGGGTACAACGCAATTACCGCCGGGGCAGAGCTGCAGGCAATGGAGGCTCAAATTGATCAGGTATTTGGCGCCTTGGAATCCGACGCCATGGACGCTGTAAACCGGCTTAGTGAGGACTTCGACATGCTGCCGAACCGTATTAAACCGGCGTTTACATCCATGACCTCCATGTTTAAAGGTCTTGGCTATGACACAACAGAGGCCATGAAGATGGCCGAGGATGCAGTTACCCTGGCAGCAGACGCCGCCGCATTTTACGACAAGTCTTACGAGGACGCCAACGCGGCATTAAATTCCTTTCTGAAAGGCAACTATGAGGGCGGCGAAGCCATCGGCCTATTCGCAAATGAGACACAAATGGCCGCCTATGCCTCTAAAGAATTAGGGATGGACTGGCAGAACCTTGACGAGGCAGGCAAGCAGCTGGTGCGCTTGGACTATGCAGCAGCTATGCAAGAGGCAGCCGGAGCTACAGGACAGGCTGCCAGGGAGAGTGACAGCTACGCCAACCAAATGGGGAACCTGAAGCAGGCATGGACTGACTTTGCTGGGGTAATAGGGGAGCCTCTTCTTGAGCCGATCATAGACCAGATTAAAAACATATCCGGCGGGCTAGTCGAACTGAAAGAAGTGATTGAAGCCGAGGGAATAAAGGGTGCAATTAACAAGATATTCTCCACCGAGGTACAGTATGCCATTATTGGCGTTGCCGGGGCCATAGTAGCTGCCTTAATACCTGCCTTTGTGAGTATTGCAACGTCGGCCTGGGCGGCAATAGTCCCATTAACACCTTTTCTAGCAGCAGGGGCAGCGGTGGCAGCTTTGGCTTTCACTATCTACAAAAACTGGGAGCCTATTAAGAGCTTTTTTGTCAATACGTGGCAGGGGATAAAAGACACGGTAGTCACTACCATCGAGAATGTAAAAACCAAGATAAGTGAAATGATCCAGGCCGGAAAAGACTTTGTCATGGGCCTCTGGGAAGGTATTTCAAGCTCTACGACTGAGATAGTCCGGCGAATAAAAAGTTGGTTCGGCGACAACATCATCGGCGTGGCAAAAAAGATATTAGGAATATCCTCCCCATCCAAGGAGATGGCCGACATTGGCCTCTGGGCCGCCAAGGGACTCGCCCTGGGACTCGGCGAAGGTCAGGACGGGGTAATCACCCAGGCTCAGCTGTTAGCCGACTCAGTGACCTCAGTACGGGACCGGCTGCAGGCTCTGAACCGAGAATACGAGATAACAAAAATTATCCAGGGTGAGAACTCCGACTCTGCCCAGAAGCTCAGGGAACAAATAGCCGAGCTGGCTAAGCAGTACGATGCCTTGAGCGGATCCGTTGTAAAGGCTGACGAAAGTCAAAAGAAATGGGCTGGAACCCTGGGCATGATCAATACCTTAGTGGCGGCCTTTACCGGGACAAAGAAGTCGGGCAAAGGAGGCCGGTCTACTCCGGGAGCAGGCGAGGACTGGGGCTTTGATTATAGCGGCCCGACTCCGGGGTCAGATGAGTCTGGCATACCGTCCTGGGGTGCTGGCGGGCCTGACCTGCCCAGCTATGACGTGGGCGGCATTGTGCCCGGGCCGATAGGAAAACCGCAGTTGGCCGTGGTGCATGGCGGGGAAAAAATAACGCCAGCAGGGAAAACTCAGGGTGACGTAAAAGTGGAGATCAATATATACGATGCTACTGATCCCAATAGAGTAGGAACTATTGTCGAACAAAAAGTTAAATCAGTGTTTAAAGATTTGGCTCTAGGAGGTGCTTATTAATGACAGTACCAATTATGATAACGCCTCTATCTACAGATAAGAATAACCCTACCACTTCCTCCAACTCTTTAAGGCCACAGATAGCATGGGAAGAGATAGTAGGTCAAACACAATATGAGAGTGAAATATATGATGCCAATGATAGTCTTATCTATTCTACAGGCATAGTAGATAGCACTATGTTTAGCTACTACAATGTACCATTAGGGGTTTTAGTTTATGGAGAAGTTTTTGGCGTTAGAGTACGTGTTAATGCTGGTGGATGGACGGATTGGACAGATTTGCATTACAAAATGGTCTATGTCACACCACCTACAGGATTGGTTAGTAATAATAATACTAGTGGAGCATGTATAGATTTAAATTGGAACGTCCGTACAGCAGATAATCTAGCAGGATATAGGATATATCGCAAGCTTGCGACAGATAGTGAGTACACTGTTTTAAATAATCTAGTAACCACCAATAGCTATAGTGACAAAATAGCAGGAAGTGGCATCGTTTATGATTACAAAATATCCTCCATAGCGGCGGATGGTTACGAATCTATACTTACATCTAGTGTCCAAGATACCGTAACCTACACAGGTGCATGGATTGATGATACTTCAGTAAAGTTTAGAGTTTATCCCATATTCGAATATCCTCGAAGGGCTAATAGTAGAATAGGCACAAATGGACAGTATATCACTCAAGATTTAGGACTATTACCAAGAACAGGGGTTTTTACGCTGTTTTATGAAAATAAATCTGAACGTGATGCCTTACTTGCCTTACTGCCCCAAAACCATATCTTTCAATATAGGTCAGATGACGGCGAGGCTTTCATGGGTAAGGTTATTGGCTCAATATCAGAAACAAGGTTAGAAATTCCTGCTAAATTCTATGGCGAACTGACCTTCGAAGCTGTAGAGGTGGTGGGTTAATGATAGTTAAACTATATGAATATGATGGCACTTACATCAAAAACATTGAAACAGATCAGATTAATATCAAACGTAGCAAGGAGCAGGAAATAAGAAATACTGCAAGTTTTATGGCACCTATAGTATACCTACCCGACCTAAAAAAAATAGGTAGAAGAATCAAAATATTTGATGGTGATAGTCAGCTATTTTCTGGCTTTATTGACGATGTTAAACCATCTATTAGCAATAGTGCGTGGTTATCAATATCATGCAGAGATAAAAGTAAAATATTTAAAAAAGCTGGATTTACAGAGGATACTACATATTCAGATTATTTTACAAGTATTACCAATAGAACAATCACAAGTACAGATGCAAGTTCCGAATTACAATCAGGTGATGAGATACAAACCCAAGGCAAATTCTATGGTAGAAAATTAGAAGCCAATGTTTTGGGTATATCCAGCGAAGTTAATCCAAGAGTAGAAGTGGGAAACCCCGTCAATGGTGATTACTATATTTACCATACTGTTGATGGTCTAAATTATCTTAAATTAACCTTTTATATTGACTTACAGGCAAGTATAGCACTGGATGATATAACAGTAACTACCAATGGTACAGTATTTAGCACAAAAATAAGCTTAGATGGTGACACATTTACTTCCTTTACCAGTGGTGATACAGGCAGATATATTCAAGTAATAATAACGAAATCAATAGGGCCAATAGAGGTAGGTGTTACATGCACATCTGATACTGATTATTTGGCATCTAGCGTTACTACAGATGATTCTAGTTATTGGCAGCCGAGGCCTACAGATGTAAACAGGATGTTAACGCTTAATTTTGCAAGTGCTCAGATAAACACATTGGATGTTAAAGTTGGTATATCCGACTTTGATAGGCAGGTAGCTTACAAGGCTGACATTGAAGCTTTAATTAGCGGTACATGGACAAGTGTAGCTACAGATCAATTGATTACAGCAGGTTTTAATCAGATAGTGTTTGATACTGTGACTGCTACAGGGTTAAGGATAATTTTTAAACAAAAAACAAGTCCTGTAGCTGTTAGATACTGTCAAGTTAGATACATAGATACTGATTTATCACTGGATACTGTTGTTAAAAATATTCTGACCACTGAGGGAGAAACAGACTTTAGTTTAATTCAAACAACAAAACAAACACCTGCCGATTTCGCGATTACATTTGAAGCTGGTCAGCAAAAACTATCATCATGTATTGATGTGGCTGAATCCATTGGTTGGGAGTTTTTCTACAACAGTGATGATAAACCAGTGTTTAGACCTGTACAGTGGTTTGACCTATTGGTAGATGATATTTTAAACATCGAAACAATGCTACATTGGTCAGTTAATTATTCTGATGCAGACATATATAATGTAGTTTTAGCCAAGTATGAGTCAGGTACTACATCATTATTTAGTACAGCAACAAATGACAGTGGTAAAAGTCCCACTAGTACCATTAACATAGGCACTCGCACAAGTCCTGTATTAAGGAATTCATACACCAATACACAAGCTAAATTGGATATATGGGCACAGGAACAGCTTAATAAGTATTCTTATCGTACAATAACAGCAAATTGCAGTATATCAGCACTTGATGCAGATGGTAATGTAATTGATATTGAGCCTGGGCAGATAGTCAGTATAACGGACACTAACACAGATATTAACGATTTATTTTTGGTTCAATCATGCGAATTAAAAGAAGATGGCAATAGCATCGATTGGGCTTTAGAGGTGGTGCAAATATGAGCATTGTAAATGATCTAAAACAGATAATGAAGCAGGATACCATCATTGAGACTGCCACAGTATCAATGGTTAGTGGTACTAATGCCAGTGTAAAACGTGCGGGCCAAACCAATGCTACTAAGTTTTTGCCTATTGTTAGCGGCCTATCGGTAAGCACTAATGATGTAGTGGAGGTTGTCAAACTGAACGGCAACATTAATACAGCCTATATCAGCAAGAAAATTAGATAAAGAAGAGGGGTGATCTTATGCTTGTTAAGGAGGCGCTGGGACTAGACTTAAAAACACCCTCTAGTCTGACTGCCGAACAAATAAACTATTTTCTTAAAAACTGTCCCTTGGCAGGGTTAGGGCAAAGTTTCATAGCTAACGAAAAAAACAACCGGGTAAACGCCCGGTATTTTTGCGCCCATGCCATCCATGAGTCCGATTGGGGAAGAAGCCGCATTGCCCAGGAGCAGTACATGGAAATTATAGGGGAATAAGGAGATAGCATATGATAAAAATATTTTCTCCAGAACAAACCAAAAAGCTTTGCGAAAACGCCCCTGGTGGTTACAAGCTAGCTGTCAGGAACATTGAAATTTATGGTGTACATTGTTTTGACTATTACACCCCGATCCCTGCTGAGCTAGTCCAGGAAGCACTGGCAGAAATAGAAAAGGTCTTTCCGTTGCACTGGGCCAATGTAGAGATTTATTGCACTCCTTTTCGCCCGATGGTGTGGAAGGATGGAGCTTTCACCGGGGTGGAATATAACGGCCAGGCTTTTCCCGGCGTTATCATCATGGGAGCCAGGCGAGAGCTTCGGAAGGAAGAAGTTTATGCTATTACCCTGCATGAACTGGCTCACTGTTTTGGGTATGATTTTATCCACGGTGACCCTTTTGTTGTTGGTTATAAGACGACACCCGAGTATGCAGAATTCAAAAGACTAGCCGGGA